TCTGTCACCAACGACATCGTCGGTATCGTTGACCCGGACGGGAGCGAGGCTCAGCTACTGTTGGTGGAGACGGGAGCAGACGGCGTCGCAAGGCTGGACGATGCGAGCCGGGCGGCTTTGGTAAACAGTTTGCCAATCAATGCGCTTGGCTTTTCCATGATTGGGGATAGCCGTACCGCTGACCTTATGACGGGGAGCGGTACAAACTCGCGTAACTGGTTTAACTGGGCCTGCGCTTACTACAAACAGACGCCATTGTTAATCGGCAAATATGGTGTATCTGGATACCGGACAGATCAATATTTGACAAACGGGAACTTTGAACTTGCGTTGGCTGATTCTGCAAAGTTCCTGATCTTTGGTTTGCCAGCTTACAACGATGTGAACCAAGCGAACGCTGGGTATACAGACACATTCGGAAGATCGATCACGATTTCAAACGTCGCAGCATACGCTGCCGACAACATCATTCTTTATGCGAAACGAGCGGCTGGATATAAGAACGTCGTAATCCTTACAGAGCCTGGTGGGTCGACTCTTAATGCTGCTCAATGCCAGGCCGTACATGAATTTAATAGGCTGATCAAAGAGCGCGTTAGAGAAGTGCCTGGCGCTGTGTTGTATGACCCCTGTCCGATTATTTGGAATCCGACGGCCAGCACCACAACCATCGCATTCAAGACCAATTACACCAGCGACGGTGTGCACAATCAGCAGATGGCGGCCCGTGCTGTTGGCGCAGACTTTGCGGCAAACGTGCTGCCCACGTTGATACCGAAAGTCGATACAGCACCATCGAATCTGTCGGACTCGGTCGCAAACAGCACAAACCAGCTTTACCGAAACCCCCTATTTAACACACTGACAGGTGGTACGAACGGCGGCAATTTCACGCTGACAAGCGGGAGCATCCCAGCAAATATGACCATTTCGGGTACGGCGGCTGGGCTGTTGTCGTTGGTCATTACATCGGCGGCAAATACCAACGGGTTTGGTAATGATGTCACGTTCGCATTTACATCTACAGGCGTGGTGAGCGGTCGTATTGATTTGGATCTGACGACTACAGACTGGAACCTAACTGATTACTTGGAAGGTCGAATTGAAGTTGACGTTGCATCCGGAGGGTCTGGAATTAACGGGGTCTATGCTGAAACGATGATAACCACGAACATCGGTACGCTTGACTATTGGTCTATGCAAGCCTCTGCGGCAGGGCCGATGTCAACCACTGGCGACGCTGGCTTGGTGTTAAGAACGACGCGAGGGATACCCTACCTCGGTAGCTCATCAAAAACGTCAGCCAAACTGAGAGTTTGGGTTGCGTTCTCTGGCGCTGGCTCCCAGACAATCACGCTACGGCGACCAGGCGTTTACCGCTACACCGCCTAACCCATGCGCCGCAAATACCTCCGCTTTGAGCAGATGGAGGTGTTTCGCCCCATGCCAGTTCCTGATGCGTCGGGCGTGCTTGAAATCGGTGCGCTAGTCGCCCAGTAACCCATGCCCCGCCCCAAGAAGTACCCCCTCCCCGAGGTGCTTCTTGATCAGGCACCCGACCCCGTCCCTGACTCGCTCGTCGAAGCGATCAGGGACGAGTCACGCCGGGCACTGGAGTTGCTGCACGAGTTCGACCTACACCTGCCCGTGTCCGTGATACCGGGCATGCGTCCCACAATGCAGGCGCATGTCAACCCAACGAGATCCCACTGACCTAAGCGGCCAAGAGCGCGATGCCGAAACCGAAAAGGCGGGGGCACGCGCACGACGCGAGCGAGAGGTCAACGATCTCAAGTGGTTGATGGCACACCCCCAGGGTCGTCGCATCGTTGCGCGTCTGCTGGATCAGGCTGGTGTCAGTCGCACCTCGTTCAGTCATAGCGGTAGCGTTATGGCGTTCAACGAAGGGCGCCGCGACATGGGCTTGTTCATCCAAGCGGAAGTGCTCGAAGCTGCGCCCGAGGGGTATTTCAAGCTCTTGAAAGAATATCAAGGCAAAGATGACTGACACGACAGCGGTGACCAGCACACCTTCCACTGACGCTGGGAACGCGCCGACTGATAGCGCAACCGAAGCAACGCCGACGACAGCGGTGGACAGCGCAACCGCGCCCGCCACTGAGACCGCACAGACAACGGAGACCAAGGCCGACGAGCCTCAGGTGCCCGAGTCTTACGAGTTCCAGATGCCCGAGGGTGTGACCCTCGACAAAGCTGCCGCCGACGAGTTCACGGCCATCGCCAAAGACCTCAAGCTCAACCAGGAGCAGGCGCAAAAGGTCGCCGACATTGGTGCCAAGATGGCCCAGCGTCAGGCCGAAGCGCACGCCCGCACGGTTGAGGACTGGATCGGTGAGATCAAAGCAGACAAGGACTTTGGCGGCGATAAGTTCGACGCGAACATGGCCGTGTCGCGCAAAGCCCTGGAGACCTTCGGGTCGCCTGAGCTGAAAGACATGTTGCACGCAACGGGTTTGGGCAACCACCCCGCGCTGATCAAGGCGTTTTTCAAAGCGGGCCAAGCTATCAGCGAAGACCGTTTTGTGACGGGTGCCGCCCCTAACGGTAGCCAGAGCGATCCGGCAAAGCGATTTTTCCCAAACATGAACTGAAAGGTACGAAATGACCACTCTCGCGTCTACCCACCCAACCCTGCTGGACATGTCGCGCCGCTTGGATCCAAGCGGCAACATCTCCGACATCGTCGAAATGATGGCAGCCGTCAACCCTGTGCTGGAAGACATGACCTTCGTCGAAGGTAACCTGCCTACCGGACACAAGACGACCGTGCGCACCGGCTTGCCAACGCCCACATGGCGCAAGCTGTACGGCGGCGTTCAGCCCGGCAAGTCCACAACCGCGCAGGTCACTGACTCGTGCGGTATGCTGGAAGCCTACGCCGAAGTGGACAAGGCCCTGGCCGACCTGAACGGCAACACCGCTGCCTTCCGCCTGTCCGAAGACGCTGCCCACATCGAAGGCATGGCGCAGGAGCTGGCCTCGACCACCTTCTACGGCAACGAAGGCACTGAGCCCGAAGCCTTCACCGGCCTGGCTCCTCGTTACAACTCGCTGTCCGCACAGAACGCCGACAACATCATCGACTTCGGCGGCACCGGCTCCGACAACATGTCGATCTGGTTGTGCGTGTGGGGTCCTCAGACTGGCTTCGGTATCTTCCCCAAGGGCTCGAAGGCTGGCTTGCAGATGACCGACAAGGGTCAAGTCACCATCGAGAACATCGACGGTGCAGGCGGTCGCATGGAAGGCTATCGCACCCACTACCGTCAGGACATGGGCTTGACCGTCAAGGACTGGCGTTACTTCGTGCGCATCGCCAACATCGACTACAGCGTGATCAACGCAGGCGATGCCGGCGCGATCACCGCACAGAAGGCCCTGATCACTGCGATGGTCAAAGCCTCTGAGCGCATCCCTCACCTGGGCAAGGGTCGCGCCGTCTGGTACGTGCCACGCAACATCCGCGAAAACCTGCGCTTGGGCATCTTGGAAAAGGTCTCCAGCAACCTGAACTGGGAAACCGTGGAAGGCAAGCGCGTCATGACCTTCGACGACATCCCTGTCCGTCGTTGCGACGCCCTGGTCAACTCCGAGGCCCGCGTGGTCTGATCCGCAGAACCCTGACAGAAAGGCAATCAAAATGATTCTCGACGAACGCAATGAGTTCTGCGACGCAACCTCGCTGAACACGGGTGCCGCTGGCACCTACAACATCGGTGACGTGATCGACCTGGGCGTTGCTCGCAACCTCGGCGGCGATCAGGCCCTGTATCTGGTCGTGACTGTGGACACGGGTATCACCGTGGCCGCGTCCACCGGTACGGTGCAGTTCCAGTTGGTCTCTGACGGCACCGACACGATCGCCACCAACGGCACGCAGTCGATCCACGCGATCAGCAAGGCCCACGCAACCAGCACCACAGCGATCGCTGCGGGCTCGGTTCTGATGGCCGTGCAGGTCCCGCTGGAAGGCTCCACCGCTTATGAGCGCTACCTGTCCGTGCAGCAAGTCACAGGTACCACCGCGATCAACGCCGGCAAGGTCAATGCTTTCTTGACCACCGACGTCGCTTCGTGGAAGTCCTACGACGCTCCGTTCCAGTTGTGATCGGTAAGCCATGAAAGTACGAGCACTGCGCGACGGCTTTCATGGTGGCTTTCGCCACCGTGCGGGCAGCGAGTTCGAGGTCTCCGAAGGCACAAAGGCCTCGTGGTTTGTAGCAGTGGGCGAAGCGTCCAAGGCAGCCAAGCCCGCAGTCAAGACTGCCAAAGAGCCCAAGACTTTGAGCGAAGCAGGCAAGGACACCGCCAAAACCTTCAATGAAGTGAACGGCGAGAACCTGGCCTAAGCCATCCAGATGGCTCCCTTGAGCGACCTTCGGGTCGCTCTTTCTTTTTGCGTGTCCGTGGCGCGCGTGCCCGCTTCTACACTGCGAGGGAATTGGAGATCCCCGCATGGCATCCGTCCCTCAGATTTGCAACATGGCCCTGAGCCATATCGGCGCCGACACGACAGTGGCGAGCATCTCGCCCCCGGACGGTAGCGTCGAGGCGGGTCTGTGCGCCACGTTCTACGACCAGTCGCGCACCGAGCTGCTTGAACCTGGTAACTGGGCGTTCAGCCTCAAGCGTGCCTTGCTCGCTGAAGTCACCAACGACAGCGACACATGGGCTTATGCCTACGCCAAGCCCTCCGAGTGCTTGCGACCTGTGCGCATCATCAGCGCGATGGATGCGCTGACCGTGTTCAACGTGGACGACAGCGACATCCAGATCAACGACCGAGGTGTCGCCGAGTTCGACATCGAGGGCGAGGTGATCTACAGCAACCAGCCCGACGCGGTACTGGTCTACGTGCGCGACATCACTGACACCACCAAGTTCACCCCGAGCTTCGTCTCGGCCTTGAGCTTCTTGCTGTCGAGCTACCTGGCCGGCCCCATCATCAAGGGCAGCGAGGGCACCCGCGTCGGGGATGCGATGCGACAGCGCGCCTACTCGATCGGCGATGTGTCGGCAACGGCTTCGGCCAACGCGGGCGCGACGTCCTCCGCGTTCACCCCATCGAGCGTGAAAGCGCGCACATGAGCAACAAGACGCTGACCCGATCGTTTGCCGGGGGTGAGATTGCGCCCGAGCTTTATGGTCGCATTGACCTCACCAAGTTCCAGACCGGGCTCGCCTTGGCGCGCAACTTCATGACGCTCCCGCACGGACCCGCTGCCCGGCGCCCGGGCTTTGAGTTCGTCAACGAGGCCAAGGACAGCACCAACCCCGTGCGCCTGATCCCGTTCAACTTCAGCGCCACGCAGACCGTGTTGCTGGAGTTCGGTCACCAGTACATTCGCTTTCACGTCAACGGCGCCACTGTGCTCGAATCGACGGTTGCGATTGCCTCGATCGCAGGCAGCACCGTCAACACAACCGGCGCGCACGGCTACAGCACGGGCGATTGGGTGTACATCGGCGGGCGCTACGTCAAGGCCACGGTGGTCGATGCGGACACGTTCACCACGACCGACTTGTGGGGCACAGCCGTCACTTGCACCGGTACGACAGCAGCGCGTGCCTACACTTTGGCGTCACCGTACTCGGGCACCGATCTGTTTGATCTGCACTTTGCCCAAAGCTCGGACGTCGTCACGCTCACCCATCCGAGCTACGCGACCCGCGAGCTGTCGCGCTTGGGTGCAACCAACTGGACACTGACCACCGTCACCTTTGGCGCACCGACCGACGTGCCGACCGGATTGTCGGCAACGTCCACGGTCAGCCAAAATCAAAACCTCTCGGCGCAGGACTACGTGGTCACCGCCGTGGGCGCCGATGGTGTGACCGAGTCGTTGGCAAGTGGCATTGTCAGCACGAACAACAACCTGACCCTGGCCGGCAACTACAACACCGTCACATGGACGGGGGTTAGCGGTGCGCTGCACTACAACGTGTACAAAAAGCGCGGCGGGATCTTCGGCTACATCGGACGCACCCGGCCCAACGCGGGCGCAGCGACCAAGACAATCAGCACGATCGACCGCCCAGGTGCGGGCAACCTGACCGTCACAGTCACCACCTCGACCGCGCACGGCTACAGCACGGGCAACCTGGTGCTGGTCGCCGGCACCGGCATCTCGTCGCTCAACGGCGCGTGGGTCATCACCGTGACCGGCGCGAACACGTTTACCTACGCCTCAGTCACCGACTCGACCTCCAACGCGGTGATTGGCACGGCCAGCATCCCCAGCCTGGTGGTGCTCGACGACAACATCCTGCCCGACACCACGCAATCACCTCCCGAGGACATCATCACGCTCAACACGGGCGCAGGTGACTACCCAAGCGCGGTGACGTACCACGAGCAACGCCGATGGTTTGCCGGCACGGATGACAAACCCCAAGTGCTGTGGGCCACGCGCACGGGCACCGAGTCCAACCTGACCAGCTCGCTCCCCACCCGGGACGACGACGGGATGGAACTTAAACTCGCAGCCAGCCAGAACAACCGGATCCGCCACCTGGTCGTGCTCTCCGACCTGCTCGCCCTCACCGCAGGCGGCGAGTTCCGCATCTACTCCGACAGCGCAGCGATCACCCCGACCACGGTGTCGATCAAACCTCAGGGGTACACGGGCGCCAACAACGTCAACCCGGTCGTGACCTCGGGCTCGGTGTTGTACGTGCAGGCGCAAGGCTCGCGGGTGCGCGAATTGGCCTACTCGTGGGAGGCGCAGGCCTACCGCACGATGGACATCTCGATCATGACCCCGCACCGTTTCAACGGCTACTCGATCAAGCAACTGGCCTACAGCCGGGCGCCCGATCAACTGCTGTGGGCTGTGCGCTCCGATGGCGTGCTGCTGGGCTTGACCTACGTTCCCGACCAGCAGGTGTACGGCTGGCACGCGCACGACACCGATGGCCTGATCGAAAGCGTTGCCGTTGTCGCAGAAGACAACGAGGACGTGCTCTACGTGGTTGTGCAGCGTGAGGTCAACTCGCGCACCGTGCGCTATGTCGAGCGTCTGCGCTCGCGCATCTTCACCGACTTGGAAGACGCGTTCTTTGTTGACTCTGGTCTGACCTATGACGGCACACCGGCCACGGTGATCAGCGGGCTCTACCATCTCGAAGGTCAAGAGGTTGACGCGCTGGCAGACGGTGCCGACGCCGGGGCGTTCACGGTCACCGGTGGGCAGATCACGCTCGCCAGCGCTGCCAGCAAGGTGCATGTCGGCTTGCCAATCACGGCGGACATGCAGACTTTGCCGCTCGCGCTCGAAGGCGCACCCGCAGGCGGGCAGGGCACGACCAAGAACATCAGCCGCGTACACCTGCGCGTCTCGCAGTCCTCGGTCGTAAAGGCCGGCCCCACCTTCACGCGCTTGCGCGAGCACCCGGCCCGCGCTGTCACAGACCCTTATGGCTCGCCGCCTGCCATGCGCGACGGGGTTCTGAGCCTGTCGATTGACCCGGTTTGGGGCCAAGAGGGTAGCGTCTGCATCCGCCAAGACCGCCCCTTACCACTGACCATCGCCTCGATGACCTTGGAGTTCCAAGTTGGAGGTTGAGATCCGCCCCGCCACCGCGCAGGACGCGATCGACCTGGCACAGGGCTTGCGTCCTGCTGACATCGCCGAGCTGCACGCGTGCGGGCACAGCGACCTCGATGAGGTGGTTGCCCGCAGCGTGCGCGTGTCCTCGATGTGCTGGGCTGCGTTTGTTGATGGGCAGATCGCGTGCGTCATCGGCGTTGCTCCGTTGTCCTTGCTCGGCGGACTTGGCGCCCCCTGGATGCTCGGCACCCCCGTGCTCGACAAAGCCAGTCGTGTCCTTGTGCGCAGGACGCCCGAGTACATTTCCAAAATGCTCGGGGCTTTCCCCCATTTGCTCAACTACGTCCACGCCGACAACGTCACAAGCGTTCGATGGCTCAAGCGGTTGGGCTTTGTGTTCGGTGAGCCCTTTGCCCACCCGCGAAGCGGGGAGACGTTTTACCCGTTTGAAATGCGAGCCTGAATATGTGTGAACCGATGACCATCGCAATGGTTTCGATGGCGGCTGCTGGGGGCGTATCTGCCTACAGCGCTATTCAGCAAGGCAAGGTCGCCCAGAAAACCGCCAACTACAACGCCACGATGGCCGAGCGCGCAGCCGCCGACGCCGTGCGTGCGGGCGAAGATCAGGCGCAGCAAGTCAACCGACAGACCTCAGCGCTCAAGGGTGCGCAGCGTGTCGGCATGGCGTCCAACGGCTTGGATCTGACCTACGGCACTGCGTCAGACTTGCAGGAACAAACGGACTTTTTCGGACAGTCCGACGCCAACATGGCGCGATTCAACGCCGGGCGCCAAGGCTGGAACTTGCAGGCACAGGCCATGCAGGAGCGCTACAGCGGCAACATGGCGCGACGCAATGCGAACTTGCAAGCGACCGGGTCGTTGCTCGCATCGGCTGGTCAGGTTGCAGGCGGTTGGTACAGCCGTGGCTCGCCCGGGTTCTCTGGCACGCAGTCTGCCGCGCCGATCTCTAACCGTTCGATCTGAGGCTGACGATGCCAAAAGTCCCCGTTTACGGCGGCCCACAAATTGAGCGCCAAGTCCCAAACCCAACCCGCATGCAGACGCCCGATGTCAGCAGCGGGTTGCAAGCCGTTGCCCGAGGGCTGGGCAAAGTCAGCGAAGGGTTTGACAAGATCGCCCTGCGCGATGACCAGACCAAGGCCTTTGAGACCGAGGCGCAGATCACACAGGAATGGCTCAAGTGGGACTCGCAGGCGCGCCAGCAGTTCCGGGGCGCAAACGTAGACGGCTACGAGGCAGCCGCCCAGCAGTGGTGGAAGGACAGCGCCGAGACCTACGGCAAAGACCTGAACCCCCGCGCCAAGGCATTGGCCTCTCGCGGCCTGATGGGCAAGCAAAACCAAGCGCTTGGCAACGTGTTGCAGTTCACCTCGACCGAGAAAGAACGCCACGCCGACGAGGCGGCAAACGCCAACATCGCCAGCACCATCCAGTTCGGCGTCACCTCGGGCGAGGTCGCAAGCGCTGCCGATCAGGTGCGCGGACTGGTTGCGGCGCAAGGCGCACGTAAAGGCTGGACAACCGAGCAGGTGCAGGACGCAACGCAGCGCAACCTGTCAAACCTGCACGTTGCACACCTTGCCAAGTTGGCCGAGTCCAACGCGGAAGCCGCGCAGACCTATTTCACCCAGAACCGGGGCGAGATCAGTTTCGCGCAGCAAAGCAAAATCGAGGAGGCCATCAAGGGTGAAGCCGATAACCAGTTCTCACGAAAGTTTGCCGCAGACAATGCCACTAAACCCTTGTCTGAGCAGTTGGCCGAAGCGGGCAAGATCACAGACCCGCAGCGACGCGACAAGACCCTGCGAGAGGTCAAGCTCAACCACGCCCTGGTCAAGGAGGCTCAGGCTCAAGTAGAGAGCCAAGCCTCCGACAACGCTTGGCAGATGGTTGGCAAAGGGCAGCGCGTGCCCGAGATGGTGCTCGCCCAGATGAACGGCAAAGAGCGCGTCCAGTTGCAGGACTACCTCAAGACCCGCGCCGAGCGCGTGGCATCTGGTGCACAGGTCAAGACCGACCCCTCGGACCTCGCCCGCGTCTACGACTTGATGCGCGACGACCCTGCCGAGTTCAAAAAGCTGCGCATGGTCTCGCTGACCAACCGCATCGCGCCCAACGACATCGAGCAGATCGCACGCATTCAGCGCGACATGCTCAAACCTGACCGCGAGAAGGATGTCGCTACGTCCTCGCAGTTGCTCGGCACCTACACGGGCGGGTGGACGCCTGAGAAAAAGGCGGCTTTCAGTTCCTCGTTTTACGACGAGCTTGACCGCTTCGAGAAGGAAAAAGGGCGCCCTGCCAACTACAAGGAAAAGCGCGAGATCGGCGATCGCCTGATGCTCGACGGTGAGGTGATGTCGGGCAAGTGGTATGCCAACGACCCCAACAAAAAACTCTACGAGACCACGCCCGATGAGCGCCAACGGTTCGCCCCTACAATCTCAACAGGTGATCGGGCGCTGATCGTCAAGGCCCTCCAAGCTGAGGGCGTCGCCCAGCCTACCGACGAGCAGATCAATGCCCGCTTCAAGCTGGCGAAGGGAATCAAGTGAGCGACAACCCGTTTGCACTGAGCAACATCGAGCCTCAACAAGACAGCGCCCCGGCTTCGGACAACCCGTTCGCCCTGGGCGCCATCCAGCGCGATCAGCGTCAGGACTTGCGCGTAAACCTGGAAAGCGCAGTGCGCACCAACCCGCAGCAAGCCGCCGAGGCTGCGCGCTTGGCAAAGAAGTACGAGACGCCGGACGAGGTTTTGCTGCGCAACTTGCAGGACGTCAAGCTGCGCGACGCCGTTGCCGAGGCAGACAAGAAGCTGCAAACCTCGCCACGTTTGGCCGACTACATGCGCACCAGCCCGTTTGCGCTCAAGCAGGCGCACGACGACCTGGACAACCTCATCAAGATCAACGGCGAGCTGAAGGCGTGGAACGGCCCCGAGCCCACCGCGCGCAACGTCGTCAGCGGTTTGGCGCAATCCCTCCCGCAGGGCTTTCGTTCGATGCGCGCCGGTATGCAAGCTCAAATGGGCGACTTCTTGGAGTGGACCGGGCTGGTCACACCTGACCCCGTTTACAAGGCAGACCAGCAGCGCAAGCTCGCGCAAGCCGTTGGGGCCAAGGACTTCACGACGCCCAACTTTGAGAGCAGCACGGCCAGCGCGATTTATGGCGGGGGCGATAGCACCTTGCGCATGCTGCCCGGTTTGGCCGGGTCTGTCGCAACGCGCAGCTCGGTGCCCTTGATGGCATCCATCCGCGTG